TGTTCGGTCTCAAATTCCGTCTGCTCTTCAGTAGTCAACTCCCGCTTTTCGTCTGTAGAAATCTTCACGAGTTCTTCAGTGCGAGCACGAGCTTTCTTTTTCTGCTCTTGAAGCTCATTTAATTGTGCAAGTTTGTCCACAATATAACTCCTTATAAAGTTTAAACTTATTTGTTGGTCTGTTTAAAAAGTGCAGACCAATATCAACCATCCTACACCAGATAGTTAATTGATAGTGATCTACACTTTCGTCCGAAGTGGTGTTTAACACTTAGTGTTTACTGCTTGCTTCCTAGCCACTTTCGTTTGAAGCGGTGTTTCTGATGCTCCCGTTAGGGACAATAAACAACTCAACCTATTAGTACGATATCTTTTATAGATATCCTTTTTTTATTCGTCATCTGCGGCAGCTAGTTCCTGTCGCATATCATTCAATTTAATCTTGTATGAAGCCCTTTCTTCTGAGATAAACTCATCAAAGCTTCTAGTATTAACAGTAGTTTTTGCATAAGCAGGAGAAATACAAGGGCTTACGTCACGAACAATAGCCTCAGTAACAGTACGATACAGGTTTTTCCCTCTTCGCGACCAACTATCGCCTCCCTTTGGAATTACAAACGCAAAGGAACTTTTGTTATAAACCCTGTTTTTAATCAGTACAGATAGATCCCTTCCAGCACTAGTATCTGGGCGTGTAAAACTAAACTTCAATCCACGCTCATTCTGTACTAGCTTCAGGTCGTTGTTTTCCCTACCTTCAATGTATCTTGCAAGTGGTCGACTACGGTCGTGGTCAACTAAAGCTACAACATCAGTGTATTTAAATGCCCCAGGAGATATACGTTCAATGTATATTCCGCGATCTTTATCCATCATCTGACGGGAATCACTATTGAAAACAGCAGCGTATCCAGAAATTACAGGGGCTTTTCCATCGTCTGTCATTTCCCTTATCTCACATTCGCTAATGTCTAAAGTCCTATATTCGATATTGTTATCCATTATTTATCCCCGATATAATCTGGTTTGTCTTCTCATTCTGCCAAACCTTTAGCATACTAGTTAGGTTTTCCCAGCAATTATCCTTCTCAGAAACACTTCTGATCTGGAACTTCGAAGCAGCAACGATGGATTCTACTATCTTTCCTTGATCAGGAATTTTGAATACATTGAAAACCGTAGTCAATTCAGTATTTAATCTGTCCCTATATTCATCGTAATAACCTTCCACCCATTCCAGGAATAAGGCTTTCTCATTGTTGGTTGAAAACTTCTTAACCTTTTTGCCAACAGCATTGTTTTCTATCTTTAAACACCTTTTAAGTGTTGTCTGAAGCATTTCTTGTTTCGCAGAATTGAATTCTTCATCATTGTTGTCTTCCTCTTCGGCTTCGGCTTCGGCTTCGGCTTCTTTAGGAGGCTCAGGAGGTGCCTTTGCATCAGTTTCTGCTGATTTCCCAGTAGTGTATAAAAGGTTTCCATCAGGATCAATTATAAACTGTGACATCGGTACGGTATAGAAGTCTAATCCCTTTTCTAACTTGAAGTTCTCAATCTGCCGTACCTCATTAGGAGTTCTCCAACCACCAGATATGGCAAGGTTGTGTGCCCTATACCTGGTTTCTATATCCGTCCTGAGTAATGCTTCAGGACAAAGTTCAATAAAGAATTCCGTATCCTTGAGAAGCTTTCGGTTCATCTCTTGTTCAATTCGCCTAAGCCATGGGTTTAAGCTCCAGGACAAGAATCCACTTGCTAATGCTTCACTGTTATTAAAGGTTGTATCACTGTTTGCAAGCAGGGTTGTAGGAACACCATACCATCTTGATACTTCTTCTACACCAAACCGCCTGCTTTCAATCCACTGTGAGTGCTGTGGTGATAATCCAATAGTTTGCCATTCAGCACCATCCTCAAGGATTGGGACGCCGTTCTCCTGACGGTGGGGTTCTATCCAACCCTTTTTCAGATTTTCCCACCCTTTAGCCTTCAAGGCGTGTGGTGTCTTAATAGCTCCAGAAGGTCTAGCCCCTGATTTCCAGAACTTAGCAGAATAGGCTTCACAGGCAAGCATGATACTATGACTAACCTTAGCGTATTTTATGATGCTTACGCCATTCACGCCGTCCATGCCACGGGTGTTAATGTGCAATATATTCTCAGGTGCTACAATCTTAGTGTTTTCTATCTTGCCATTGGACTGCCAAAAATAAGCAATCCCAGATCCGAATTCAACAATTCTAACATTATCAGGACGCATAGGCATAAAACCAGTAACATTTCCAACATCATCGCGAACTATATAAACGTAACCATTTCCCCACGACAAAGTGTGTCCAATCCACGTCTCCCATAAGGTCATCGCGGTCATGCTGTTGTTTGGTTCTGTGTTCATTAAATAGGATAATGGGTGATTTCTTTCACGTTCTTTTCCACGGTTTGTTTCTTTGAAGAAATGAACAGGCATTTGTGCAAGGCCCTGCGAAACAATTCTAATAGCAGCATATACTGCACTGATTTGAAGTGCGGTCTGTTCAGTAACTAGTTGTCCAGCAGAATTGAAGTTCTGTGATATATCCTGCCAGTATGTACCCCAATCAGCTACTCCTGCGTCAAAGGATATTGCCCGCTTTTCTATTGTGGTATTTTTCTTGCGTCTTTTCTTTGCCATTTATTTTCTCACGCCATGTTTAACCATCTACCAGGACGGGTGTTATAAACAGTGTCATTGCTTAAATCTGTTCTTAAACACTTGTCAACAGCCATGGTTATGGCCGGAACACCGTCGATGCGTCCTCTTGAGTGCTTTTTGCTATACATAACATTTTCAGCATCATTGGTTTTAATTGTTACATTATCAAAGCACCATCTTGTGATAGGGTCGCCAGCGTGCTTTATCTTACCGTCATAGATTAAGCCTTCTAGCTCCCTAATTGGTACTGTCATTCCCCAGTGCCCTTGACTAACAATATCCATTCCTATGTCTAATTCATCTTGAACATCTTCTGCAAGTCGACCTGCCATATATTGATCATGCCCAACCCGCTCAATGTTGTATATTTTACTTAATTCCTCAATTTTGTTTTGCACGAATTTTTGACTAATTCTTGCACCAGGAGTTAAAAGCAAGTGCCCTTCTCTCACCCATAGGCTATACGGTGCAAAGTCTTCTTCTTCCTTCTTTTTTAATAGTTCTTTGGGAATAAAATACCACACTTTAATGTAATAATACGTTTCATCATCTATTTCTTTCGGAAAAGCCAAGGAAAATGCCGTCAAGTCTACAGAACCACTGACATCTAGGCCACCACAGCACTTCTGCCCTTCAAAATCCTTCCAATCAATATCAGTTTTTCCCTTATCCCATTCACCCACATCTAACCATCCAGTGTAATCTGATACCCAAAGGTTAAGGTTATATCTTTTCCAGCTTGCTAGTTTAGCTGCTGATGCCTGAGCTGATACGAAGTCCCTACGGAAATCATCTTCTGAGAACAATAAACCCAAGGAAGGATTAGCTTTATACCACGTTTTAGGATCAGATATATCATCTTCTTCATCTGCTTCAGCAATATATACGAATTGTTGGGTATCCACCCTTCTTGATTCAAAAACATCCTTACATTCAGTATAAATCCCATATGCAAACGAACTTCTACTACTTCCAGCAGTAGTAATTGTTATATGAAGCGGTGATTTTTTAGTTCTTCCCATATAGTATAAACTATTCCATAGCTTTTCGTTTCTGAAGACGTGTATCTCATCAACGATGCAGTGACCACGGAAACCTTCAACCTTATTAGGGTTCCAAGGAAGTGGTGTAAAGTAACTTCTTTGATCATCCTTCCTTGTTATTGTTTTGTGGTAATCTGATATATCTACCAGATCTGCTAGCTCCCCGGAACATATAACAGATCTTACGTCATCATACATTTTAATTGCCTGTTGCCTATCGTTTGCGGCAGCGTAGATCTGTGTTCCTGGGCCAGAAAGTGGGTCAGCTAGTAACAGGAACGCGGCTATAGAACCAATCAACCACGTTTTACCATTTTTTTTTGTTTTTTCTATGAAGCACCATCTAAATCTTCTTGTCCCATCAGGACGCTTCCAGGAAAACATCGGGAGAATAATATCATCCAACTGCCAATCAAGTAAATCAAAAGGCTTTCCTGCCCAATCTTCATCCACGAAATTTAGATAAGAACTAAACCAGGCAGCAACAAAGTTACCGGCATCTTCATCCCACCAACATCCTTCACTTATAGCTTGTCGATCTGAATCCGTTTTAATCTGATATTCAGGAACGTCCATAATATTTTCTCAAATAGTCCTTGACAACAATCTTTTTCTGGGCTATACTTCTAACATAAGCCCTCACTAAAGATGGGATGACCTCAATAGCGGTTCTGTCCCTAGAGGCGTGAATTGAAACCACCAGCACCCTTCTTCTATGGCGTGAAGAAACATGGATGTTCTTGATGTAATATTCAGGAACATCCATGGTTTTTAACCCATTCTAACTTAGTCTTCTTCTTTATTCGATTTCTTACCAAGAAGCCCAAGGAAGCGAATTCCAGAACAGTTAA